CATTATACACGCTCCGCTAAACCAGCTCCCGAGTTGACTGAAACACCAACTCACATCATCAAACACATCCCATAGCATATTCGTTTGCATGCTATGCTCCGTAAGCTTCTTCATAAAATCCTGGTACTGAGGATCTTCTGAACTGACATTGATTCGCCCATCGCCAATCATGTCCTGCTCAACACATAACTTTCCGTCCCTAAGGAAAGCAAAATATTCACGCATCTCTTGATGGAATCTGTTCCACTGCACCCAGGAAACAACTCCATAACCAAATAACCCCGTGAACACACTGAGCATAAGAAGTTTCAAAATAAACTTCAAATCAGGCACATACTCTGCGACCTTCTTCTTCGCAGCAGCAGCCTTTTGAGCAATAAAATCCCAACAATCTTTCAAACGACTCTTAATAAAAGTCCATGAAAGTTGAATCTTGACTGAAATTGAAGAACCTGAAAAGAGATTCATGGGATTCAACGACGCCAAACTATTGAAACTTTTCATAAAGTCAACAACAGCACGAATTCCACCGCCATTAAGTTGCTCAAGGACACCTTTCATATCCTCGCCACCCACAACTTTGACAGCATCATGCACATCATCAACCATATCAGGTTCAATATGCTCCGCAACAGCAGCTGCTTTGCTCATAGACGATGAAACGCCTCCTTGAGCAACTGCCTCCTTCTGCGTCTTACCATTCAACACATCAGCCATATAAGACGCACAGGCAGTTGAGCAAAACTTCAAATCGCAACCATCATCCTGCCAGGTTGCGACACACTTCGAGACCAGACTCGGGTGATTTGCTTGCGGACACGCAACACCGTGTGTGCGACACGGTTTAATTGCAGGACCCCGACGGCAAACATGACAACAATCACACTCATGGCCATCGGAACCATTCCCACACAAACAACACAAGGGAATGCGCGGCTTCTTTGCAATAACGCGACACAAATATTTATGTATCGCCCAGTGTTTCTTCTGACACTCTTTACTACAATAATATACAAATTTACAATCACCGCATTTATACACTTTTGCAATGGGCACACCTGCCCGACGGTGATAATCAGCCGACAAAGCATTCCCTGCCGGGCTTGACGCACAAACAACACAACAACGACAACGACCATGACCATCATCATAACCACATTGAGGACAACAAACACAATCATCATACATCATTTCACAATTTGGACAACGAGCATACCGTAAATTCGCACATGTAGGACATATTCCAGTATAACCTGGAGAATAGTTTGCACAGCGAATAACAGCACACTCAAAAGGGGAGTTCTGAATATGTAACCCTTCAGGGTCGTGAACAACTCCCAAATTACGAGCGACATCACCAAAATATACAGCACGACGACCTGGTGGAGGAACAATATTGAGCTCCTCAAGCTCCTCAGCTGCATCCTTCACATCCATCTGTGAAAAGGCCATCTTTGGAACATTCTT